CGGAATTCCAATAAACAATCTTTCTGTCCCCATTTATAACGCGCGGGACAGGCGCGACGAGCTCGTTTGCACTCGATTTTGTGTTGTCTCAGTTCCCAGCAGGGGAAGTGGCTTGAAGCAAGCGCCAGGTGACAGTGGCTCCACTGAACAAGGTCGACGCGGTTGCTGCGGTGTTGTAAAACGCCGGACCGCCACGAAGGGCAGTCGGGTAATCGAAATACAACGAATACAGACCGGATGACGCAATGTTGGATGCCTTGGCGTATAAAATATAGCTTCCCTGTGATGCTGCGGATATGACTGCTCCCCCCGACCCGAGAGTGAAGAACAGAAAGCTCGGATTGCCGGTGACAACTAGCTCATAGACGCCCGCGAACTGGTTGGTCGGCCCTAAGAAACTGAACGTGAAGTTGCCGGATGTTGCGGCACAAACTCCAGACGCCGACACGGTTTGCTGCATCCCAATTATGGATAGGGGCAGTAGCTCGGTCGGAGCGTAAACTGGAGAAATCAACTCGATCTCATACTCAAGGACCAACTGGCCAATCATAGTACTAACGGGGGCGCCTAGAGTGTAGGCATAGAACTTGAACTGCTCACTTTCGTGAAGATCGGCCTCGTCCTGAAAGTTCGTGAAATACGCCCGCTTCTCATGCGAGTCGCGTCCCATGGTACAATTATGAGACGCCCACACCGAACCCATTGCGACGGACTCATATGAAAGAGTCTGCGCCCATGATAGGGTCTGAGGTGGATCCATGTAGTCGCGATCGATGGCGATCGCGACAAGGCCGGCGGTGGAAGTGCCGACCATGGGGACATACTTGAGCTTCAGCTTGGTGTACACGTATTTATCGTACGTGCTAGCCATAACCTGAAGGCGGTCGATGAACGTGAGGGGATTGGAGGAAGCGTAACAGCCTACTTGGGGAAACGCTGAGGCGGTGCTGGACGTAACGACATTGCCGAGGATGGTAGTCCCGCGAACAGTGGCTGCATTGCCGGAAGAGCGCAAGACAGTCTGACGCACCAGCGTGTTCGATGTAGTACCGAACGACACTGGCGCGTCGATTGCCTTTATCGCGCCTTTGCTAGGGGGTTTCCCCTCTTTGCGTGCGGCGCGGCGCTGACTGCGGGCTTTCGCCTGCGCAAACGACTTGACAGCTTCATTAAACATGTTCTGGGCAGCCGGGGCGGCGACGGCGGCTAGGCCGCCGACCGCCGCGGCCACACGGGTGCGTCGGTTGACTTTCGTCGACAGCATGGTGATAACGATTGGGTGGGTTGATGATAGATTGTTTGTTTTATTGTACCAGCCGAACAACAAAGACTTTAACAGCGCATCATTCCTTCGGGGACCGGTTGCGGCTTGATCGGAATCATAATCGCTTCGAGGCCCTCGATGGTCTTAACGCTGCGGAGCGCGGCGCGCAGCTCCTCGACCTCTCTAAGTGTTAGCTTGAGGTCGGCAGCGACGGCGAGTTCCAAGGTCTCGCAATCACTGACTTCATAAGGGACAGGCCCATTCTTGACCTTGTACCACAGGTCCCTGTCATCCTCCTTCCGCAAATCCTTCGGCGCCTCGAGTGAGAAGTTGAAAATGCGGGAAATTGCCCCTAAATATTCCGATGTTATGGGGACGTGTTGTTCGGTAACATAATAGCCGCGCACTCGGTTTTCGCGGTTTCTTGCTGCTTCTCCTGTTGTTACGCAGATTTTGGCGAGCGCCTTGGACGGGAGCGCAAGCGACGTGAGAGTCGCCCGAGGATTTGGGTACATGCGCCCCAAAAAGAAGTATCCCGCAGAGGGCAAATGCGCCTCCACCTTCAACTTCAAACCCAACTGGGTTGCGATGCCTTCAAGACGGGCCACAGCGTCCGCTGCCCCTAGGGCAGGCGCGACGGGGTTCCCATCGGCATCGCGAACCACACCGGGTCCCGCGCTAAGGCCGTCGTCCCCGTAGCATAAGCC